TACGCTAAAGCGATTCAGGCTGTTTCTGGTAAAATTCCAGCGCATATTTTAGAGGATTTCATTGAATCTCTAAGGTCTTTTAATAGCGGCATAGCATGTTTAGAACTCGAGTTGGGCGATAATGGTTATTCGTTTGATGACTTAGCTTATCTGACGGCTATAGTCGATGCTGCAGAGAGGGACAAAAGTCGTGCTGAGGGGGAGGAAACACCGTGAAAACACTAGGGATTTATATTTGGTACTTTTTTGCTGAGAGTGAAATTTTCCCTAAGATCCTGATAGCAGTATCACTGGTCATCTTTGGAATGTTTTTAGAAAGGGCGTGGTGAGATGTGGAAAGAGTTAAGTTATCAAATTGCGGTAATTGCTATCGGAACATGGTTTGGCGTATTTGCCGGATTATGGCTCTGGTGCAAGGTTGCTGGAATGAATTAAAAAAGAGCCATCAGCACGGCAATGCTGACAGCTCAGGGTTAATACATAGGTCGTGAATAACATGTATTAATTATATTATAGCATAAATAGAAGGAAGGAGCTATTTCAATGACAGTAAAAATTAACAGTCTTGAACTTGAAAATATTAAAAGAATTAAAGCAGTAAAATTAGTACCTTCAGCGAATGGCTTGACTATTCTCGGTGGTAAAAATGGTCAGGGTAAAACCAGCGTTCTGGATGCGATTGCCTGGACGCTTGGTGGGGAAAGATATAAACCTTCTGAACCGCAGCGACAAGGATCTGTTACTCCGCCAATTCTGCATATAGAGTTGTCTAATGGGCTTATAGTTGAGCGGAAGGGCATTAATGGCAGCTTAAAGGTCATCGATCCGCAGGGAAATAAAGGCGGCCAGCAGATTTTAAATGAGTTTGTAGCGCAACTTGCTTTAGATCTGCCAAAATTTTTGAATGCAAATAATAAAGAAAAGGCCAATGCTCTTTTGCAGATAATAGGGATCGGTGAAAAACTTTACCAGTTGGATGCTGAAGAACAAAGGATTTATAACAGGCGATATGAAGTTGGACGCATTGCTGACCAAAAGAAAAAGTATGCATCTGAGCTTGAAATGTATCCCGATGTTCCTAAAGAGCTCGTTTCCGCAGCTGATCTAATTAGGCAGCAGCAGGCGATACTTGCCAGGAACGGCGAAAACCAGCGCAAGCGGCAAATGTGCCAGCAATATGAAGAAGAATTAGCTAAAGCGCAGATTGCTTTTGACGAAGCGAAGAACCGGCTTGAAGAAGCTGAGGCTGCAGTTTCGGTTGCCCGTAAGTCGGCCGCAGATTTACAGGATGAAAGTACGGCAGAATTGGAAGCGAATATCTCTGACATAGATCGCCTGAATATTAAAATCAGGGCCAATATGGACAGGGAAAAGGCTGAAATCGAAGCTGAAGAATATAGCCAGCAATATGATGAACTGACAAAATCGATCGAAGATATTAGAGAGCAGCGCTTAAAGTTGTTGGAAAATGCAGACCTGCCGCTACCTGAATTGTCTGTTGAAAATGGTGAGCTGGTTTATCGTGGGAATAAGTGGGATAACATGAGCGGCAGTGAGCAGCTTAAAGTAGCTACTGCTATTGTCCGCAAATTGAATCCTAACTGTGGTTTTGTGCTCATGGATAAGCTGGAGCAGATGGACCAGGATACTTTAAATGAATTTGGTAAATGGTTGGAACAGGAACAGCTGCAGGTGATCGCTACACGTGTCAGCAGTGGTAAAGAGTGTTCGGTCATTATCGAAGATGGTTATGTTAAAGAAGATAACGGCCTTTCGGATGAAGGCGCAAAAACATGGAAGAAAGGTGAGTTTTGATGAAGTTTCAAATTACCAGAGGGCTGATTGTAAAGCCGCAAAAAGTTGTAGTTTATGGTCCTGAAGGTATTGGCAAAACTACTTTTGCCGCTGATTTTCCGGATCCGCTGTTTATCGATACCGAAGGCAGTACGAATGTCTATGATGTTGCCAGATTCCCGGCGCCGACTTCTTGGACGATGTTACTGGATGAGGTTAGAGAGGTTATCAAAAATCCAACCTGCTGTAAAACATTGGTTATTGATACGATTGACTGGGCAGAACAGCTTTGCGTTGGTCATGTATGTGCTAAAAATGGAAAAAATGGAATCGAGGATTTTGGTTATGGCAGTGGCTATATTTTTGTAAGGGAAGAATTTGGACGCTTTTTAAATCTGCTTTCTGATGTGATCGAGGTTGGGATCAATGTTGTTTTAACAGCACATATGCAGATGCGTAAGTTTGAATTGCCTAATGAAGGTGGAAGTTTTGATCGGTATGAGCTGAAGCTTGGCAAAAAGACTTCATCGCAGACTGCTCCGCTGGTCAAAGAGTGGGCTGATATGCTGCTGTTTGCCAACTATAAGACTATCGTGATCGCACAGGATAAGGACGGGAAGAAATGCAAGGCCGCCGGTGGTGAGCGGGTAATGTATACGACACATCATCCTAACTGGGATGCGAAGAACAGACAGGATCTACCGGAAGAATTGCCCTTTGATTTTAAAAGTATTCGTGGCTGTCTGGTCTATTCCAATACGGAAGCTTTGCAGCCTGTGTTGCAGCCAGTTGTAATGCAGCCGGAAACGCTTGCGGCACCGGTTGCTAGTGCCACTGCAATTATAGATACACCTTCTGGGCTAATATCTGTAGATCCGGCGCTTATCCCTGTAACAGCATCAGGTGATACAGTGGCTGTACAAACGTCAAAAGTAATTCCAAGTTGTGTGCCGAAAGCATTGGCTGATTTAATGGCGCCGGAAGGGGTAACGCTTGCAGAAATTCAAAAGGTTGTTGCCCAGCGTGGCTATTATCCAGAGGGAACACCTTTTGAAAATTACGCAGAGGATTTTGTACAGGGCTGTTTGATTGGAGCCTGGCCCAATGTCTTTGGTTTGATCAAAGAGAACAGGGAGATACCTTTTTAAGTTTAAGAAAATCAATGTAGTTTAAATAATATTTAACAGATAAAGGAGAATAAAACAATGGCATTTGAACAATTAGGACAAGCAGTACCCGTAGAAGAAAGAGAATTAGGATGGGACGATACTATTGAAAAGGAGAGCGCCGGTTTTATCATTCTGCCGGAAGGCGATTATGAATTTAAGGTATTAGAGTTTCAACGTGCCCGTCATGAAGGCAGCGAAAAGTTGCCGCCCTGTAATAAAGCTGTAATAACTTTGGTAGTTGAAACACCGGAAGGCGAAGCCCGTATCAGGCATAACTTGTTCTTACATTCTCGGACGGAAGGCATGATTTCGGCTTTCTTTATCGGTATTGGGATGAAAAAACACGGTGAACCTTTGAAAATGGATTGGCCACGGGTGGTTGGTCGAAAGGGCAGGGCTAAGATCGGTATCCGTATGCATGATGGTAAGCAGTATAACGAAATTAAACGCTTTTATGATCCTGAAAATACAGCGACAACAGCACCTACTCCGGCAGCACCGCAACAACAAAACTTATATCAAGGACAACCGCAGGCCGCTCCTGCATTTCGGCCCGGAGCTTTCTAATGCAGCTGCGTCCATATCAGGAAGAAGCTAAACAGGCTATTTTGGGCGAATGGAATAAAGGAATAAACCGCACTCTGTTGGTATTGCCGACCGGGTGCGGTAAAACTATAGTCTTTGCAAAGGTTACAGAGGAACAGGTTAAGCAGGGTGACCGGGTACTGATCTTGGCGCACCGTTTTGAACTGTTGCAGCAGGCCTGTGACAAAATCGAGCAGGCTACAGGTTTAAAATCGGCTATGGAAAAAGCTGAATATACCTGTATGGGCAGTTGGTATCGTGTGGTAGTAGGTTCTGTCCAGACGTTGATGCGCGAGAAGCGGTTAAACGGATTTGCAAAGGATTTTTTCGATACGATCATCGTCGACGAAGCACATCATGTACTTTCAGATAGCTATCAGAAGGTGCTGGAACATTTTGACAGCGCTAAGGTGCTTGGTGTTACTGCAACGCCTGACAGAGGCGATATGCGTAATTTAGGGCAATGTTTTGAGAGCCTTGCTTATGAATATACGCTGCCTAAAGCTATCAAAGAAGGTTATCTGTCACCTATCAAGGCTCAGACTATTCCTCTGAAATTAGATTTGACAGGTGTCGGGACCCAGGCCGGTGATTTTAAGACCAGCGATCTGGGAACGGCTCTCGATCCATATCTGAATCAGATTGCTGAGGAAATGGCTAAAATTTGTATGGATAGAAAGACTGTAGTTTTTTTACCACTTGTCAAGACCAGCCAAAAGTTTAGGGATATTTTGAATGGTATCGGTTTCAGCGCTGCCGAAGTAAATGGTAACAGCGAGGATCGCGCAAAGGTGCTGAGTGATTTTGAAACCGGTAAATATAACGTGCTTTGTAATTCAATGCTTTTGACAGAAGGGTGGGATTGCCCGGCTGTTGATTGCATTGTTGTATTAAGGCCAACGAAGGTCAGGAGTTTGTATTGTCAAATGGTGGGCCGTGGTACGAGGCTGGCACCGGGCAAAGAAGAACTTTTGCTGCTTGATTTTCTGTGGCATACAGAACGCCATGAACTGTGCCGACCGGCGCATTTGATTGCGACAAATGAAGATGTGGCCAGAGCTATGACTGAAACATTACAGGACGCAGCTTGTCCGTTAGATTTGGAAGCAGTGGAAAAGCAGGCTTCTGAAGATGTTGTTGCTCAGCGGGAAGAAGCTTTGGCGAAACAGTTGGCAGCAATGAAACAGCGTAAGCGTAAACTGGTGGATCCACTGCAGTTTGAAATGAGTATCCAAGCAGAGGATCTGTCAAGCTATGTACCAGCATTCGGTTGGGAAATGAGCCCGGCCAGTGAAAAGCAACTTAAAACATTAGAGAAGTTTGGTATAAATCCGGATGATATCGACAATGCCGGTAAAGCTGCGAAAATCCTTGATCGTTTGGATAAGCGCAGAAGTGAAGGACTTACAACACCGAAACAGATCCGTTTTTTAGAAGGTCGTGGGTTCCAGCACGTCGGGACCTGGTCTTTTGAACATGCCAAGAAATTAATAGACAGGATTGCTGCCGGTGGCTGGCGTATTCCGGCAGGCATTGATCCACGGATTTACAAGCCTGAATAAAGGAGAACATCATGGAGAATAAATTGGATTTGCTGCCGCTGCTTGATTATATCGATCCAAGCATTCTTGATTATCAGGAATGGGTCAATGTTGGCATGGCGTTGAAAGCAGAAGGGTACAGCGTGAGCGTGTGGGATGATTGGAGCCGGCGGGATGCTGGAAGATACCACGCAAATGAATGCCGAAAAAAATGGGAGACGTTCAGAGGTGATACCAGCACACCAGTAACGAGTGGTACGATCGTAGCAATGGCTAAGGATAACGGCTGGACGCCACAGCAGCGTGAAGATCATGAACTTTCATGGGATGATATCATCGGACAAAAAGAAGATATGGTTTTGGTTGATAAGAACTGGATCGAAGGCCAGGAAATAGCGGACCCGGAAAACTGGGATCCGGTAAAAGAACTGGTAACTTATCTGGAAACTTTATTCGACAGTACGGAAAATGTTGGCTATGTAACGGAATCATGGCAAAAAGACGGTAAATATCTACCGTCAAAAGGTTGTTCTGATAGAACAGCTGGGCAGCTCATTGAGCTACTTAATAAATGTAAGGGTGATATCGGCGGGGTGCTTGGCGATTACAACCCTGAGTGCGGCGCATGGATACGTTTTAATCCTCTTGATGGTAAAGGCGTGAAAAACGACAATGTGACAGAATTTCGGTATGCTCTGGTCGAATCGGACAAGATGGATATAGCCAAGCAGAATGAAATTATCCGGACACTGGAACTGCCGGTGGCCTGCCTGGTACATTCAGGGAAAAAGTCGCTGCATGCTATTGTTAGGATCGATGCAGCAGACTATGCGGAATATCGTAAACGTGTTGATTATCTTTACGCTGTTTGTAATAAAAACGGCCTTAAAATCGATACCCAAAACCGTAATCCTTCGCGGCTCAGCAGAATGCCGGGTGTGATGCGTCAGGGACACAAGCAGTTTTTAGTTGATACCAACATCGGCAAAGCCAGCTTTGTAGAATGGCAGGAGTGGATTGAGGCGGTCAACGATGATCTTCCGGAACCGGAAAGCATTAGTGAGATTTGGGATAATTTACCGGAGCTGGCAAAACCGCTGATTGATAATGTATTGCGACAGGGGCATAAAATGCTCATTGCAGGGCCGTCTAAGGCAGGCAAAAGCTATGCTTTGATAGAGTTGTGCTGCGCGATTGCCGAGGGCCGTCAGTGGCTTAATTTTAGCTGTACAAAGGGTAAAGTTTTATATGTGAACCTTGAACTTGACAGGGCAAGTTGTTTGCATCGTTTTAAGGATGTTTATACGGCAATGGGGTGGGAGCCGAGCAATTTGTCTAATATCGATGTATGGAATTTGCGTGGCAAGTCGATTCCGATGGATAAGCTGGCGCCGAAGCTGATCAGGCGTGCAGCAAAGAAGAATTATATTGCTATCGTTATAGATCCGATTTATAAAATCATCACCGGTGACGAAAACAGTGCTGACCAGATGGCGCATTTCTGTAATCAGTTCGATAAGGTTTGTACGGAACTGGGCTGCGCTGTGATCTACTGCCACCATCATTCAAAGGGTGGCCAAGGCAGTAAAAAATCTATAGACAGAGCTTCAGGGTCAGGAGTATTTGCCCGTGATCCTGACGCACTGCTTGATTTGATAGAGCTGGAACCAACAGAAGAATTACTGAAGCAGGAAGAAAATAAAGCAATTTGCGCCGAGTGCTTGGCGTATTTAAAACGATATTACCCTGCCTATACACAGGATTTATCGCAGGATGACGAGTGCAGTAGCGTTGTACTGTTGGAATACTGCCATAAGATGCTTGGCAATAATACTAATATTGAGCTTGTGAAAACGGCGATTCCGGCGGCCAAACAGCGGGTGCGGCAACGTACAGCGTGGCGCATTGAAGGGACTCTACGTGAGTTTCCGAAGTTCCCGCCTATCAATCTTTGGTTTAATTATCCTGTGCATTACGTTGATGATATTGGAAGTCTAAAGGATATTGAACCTGACGGGCAGGGACCAGCCTGGCAGCGGAATTTCAAAAAGAAGAAGTCACCGGATGATTTGAAAAAAGAACGGATAGTAGCATTACAAAAAGCTTTTGAAGCAGAAAGTTTTTGTGGGACTCCGACAGTAAAAGGCCTGGCCAGTTATTTAGATGTGACGGAAAAAACGGTGAAGAATCATATTCGAGAAAGTGGAATGTTTGCAATAAGCAATAATGGAGAAATCGTTCGGAAAACGGAAAAAGTCGAATGATTTTCCTTTTCCGAATTGGAAAAAGTCGAGTGTTTTTCCACGACGCCGTTTTCTGACAATTTGGAAAAACTCGAACATTATCGAGAATTTCCGAATCGGAAAAAGTCGAGCGATTATCGAGATTTTCCTTAAGTGAATGTTCACTAATATTATATACGCGATATACGCGCGCGATGTATCTATATATGATTAGTCATTGTAGGTTGTATTCCTATACAACAAAAGGATTTTCCGCCTTGGCTTGGCGGGAAAATTCCTTTCGGTTGTAGGAAGAGGTATACCGCGCGAAAGGAAAAAGGAGCGAATGAAAAATGAAAAATAGTAAATACTGGGAAACTGAAAAAGGAGAAGTTGTAAAATTCGGTAATAGCTTTATGCGTTGTTATGAGAAGGCTGGAAAATTACAATTTGGTTTTATGAAAACAGACGGAACTCTTATCGTAAAAAATACAATTGACCGAAAGGAATTGCTTGGAAGTAAAGAAGGCGCTGACTATTTGCTGGCTACGATTCAAGAATGGCGGGAAGCTTACGAAAGAGGAGCATATGATGATTGAGTTCTTTATTCAGATGAAACTGCCAACAGTTACGCATCAGCAGAAAAAGGTCCATGTTGTAAACGGTAAGCCACACTATTATGAACCTGACGCACTTAAAGATGCCAGGCTGAAGTTTAGTGCGCACCTGGCAGCTTATGTACCTGAAAAAAAGCTGACCGGTCCGATAAGGCTTTTGACTAAATGGTGCTATACAGCTACAGGGAACCATAGAAATGGCGAGTATAAAATTACAAAGCCGGATACTGATAATATGATCAAGCTGCTTAAGGATGTAATGACTGGGCTCGGCTATTGGACAGACGATGCACAGGTAGCAAGTGAGATTACAGAAAAGTTTTGGTCAGAGCAGCCAGGGCTTTATGTACGAATTGAGCAATTGGAGTAAAGGAGCGTGATTAGAATGGCACATAAGTGTAAGGGCTGCGTGTGGAGCCGTCAGGTAAGCGAGAATAAAGTTTACTGTCGTAGGGTAAATTGTGTAAAAGAAAATCGATTCCGGAGCGTGATCGGTATGTTAGGGCAGGTGCAGCATGGTCATCAGCTGAGTGAAGCTGAAAGTGCTGCGATAGACGTTGCTACAGATGTTTTACGGGCAGAGGGGTGATGCGATGCCTACGACGGATGAAATAAAGCAAAGGTTAAAAAGTGCATGGGTCTGGCAAAAGCAGCTTGAAGCAGATTTGCAAACGTTACAGGATTTAGAAGGCTTGGCCGCAAAGATAACGCCGGTTTATAGCTTTGCACCTGGAGGTAGAGGCGACGGCGATAAAATAGGCGGTGCAGTTGCAAAACTGGTTGACCTAGACAAAGATATTCAAAACGATATTAAGATGCTTACAGAGGCGTTAGCGGCGACGAGAGAACTAATTAAAATGCTTGGCGATGAGAAGCTACAGCTTATATTGTTCAAACGTTACTTGAATTATCAGCGGTGGGAAGTTATTGCCGCGGATTTGGGGTATTCGTGGCAGTATATACACAAAATGCATTCTAAGGCGCTGCAAAAATTAAAAGAGGAGATAGAATGCGAGTATTGACCTGTGTTATAATGTATGTGTAGAAATTGACAAAAGCCGTTGGCGTAAATGCCAGTGGCTTTTGTGGTATAATAAAGCCATCTAAAAAGGCTGGTGATTAGAGTGACGATTGAATATATTACATTGGGAATATCTATTTTATCAATTTTTATAGCTGCTTTTGCGGCAATATCTACTTTTTGGGTTAGCAGAAGGAAAGATTATAAAAATATAGTAACGGCTGAAAGTACAAGGTGGCTGAATAGTTTGAGAGAAGATGTTGCAGATTTTTATTGCTTGGCAACAGAAATATATGTAGTGAGAAGTATAAATTTTCTTGGAGGTCCTTTTTCTGCTAATGAGGAATTGCCATTAAAGGTAAAAGAATTTACTAAAAAATCAATAATGATTAAATTTAGGATAAACCCAACTGATGTCGAAACTATAAATAAAGTTGCTGAAGTTGTAAGATTACAAAGTCTGTTTAATATAGCATATGAAATGAGCGAATCAGAAAGAGAAATGTATCTGAAAAAAGTTGATAAAGAGGTTACGGCTTGTTTAGATGACTTTGAAAAGCATATGCAAAATTTCTTTCAAAAGCAATGGGACAAAATACAGTCAGATGCTGCAAGGTTATAGTTTTATAAAGCGAAATAAGTTTTGCATTATATAATGGATTTATAAGTACTTAAAAGATTGCATAGAATTTCAGTATTGACCTGTGGTATAATAAAGCTATCTTAATAGGGATGGTGATTCGATTATGAATATTGTTGACTTTAGAGAAAAAATAAAACTATCTGTAAATGAAGAGTGGGTATATCATCCGGAAGAAAACATCAGTGTGTTGAAAACAGATTTGAATATTTCTATCATAGAAGCTCATCCCCTAGATCCAACTAATTTACCGTTATTTAACGAACCTTGGGCACAAGATCCATACGCGGACAAGGGGGCGTTACGGACGATATATTATGTCCGTTATGGTATTGTAGTTGTTGATGTAATTTATTGTGCAATAATAGATGGTGGAAGATGCGTTATTCCTTTGCCGGATGTAAAAACATTAGAGTTAGATTACTACAAGTTTAGGATTGGTAGTATTATTAATAATGACGATAGGCTGTATAATGAATATTTGAAACGGTCTAAAATAGGAGTTCAATTACCTTTGTAAAGGAATTTTTACGGTATATCAGGATTTAAACTGAATACTCTAAGCACTTACTTCGGTGAGTGCTTTTCTTATGTCCATTTGCAGGAGAATTTTCATAGGTTCTTTCTGTGGATAACTTTCTTTGAGGGTCTTTCGAGCCCCGAAAAAGGTTTAGATTTAAAAATATTTTTTCCAATTTCCTTCTCTTTGTAGTAGACAGGTGGTGAAAATAGAAGTGGTTAAAATGCTGAAACGTGGCTCTGCAAGAGAGCTTGCCGAATTATTGGGCATCAGCGAACGACGTGTAAATCAGTTGGTAAATGAGGAAGTTTTGCATCGTGAAATAGAAGGAGACTTCGTTTTGACAATGGCAATAGCTTCGTTCTATGAAAATAAATATTCCAGCAAGGCTGAAGATGATTATTGGTCTGAAAAAGCATTGCATGAAGCTGCAAAACGTAAATTAGCTGAACTTGAATTGGCAAGGCGACAAAATCTATCACATGATGCGGCAGGTGTCGAAAGAGTTATGACAGATATGTTATCTAAATTACGGAGTCAGCTTTTAGGCATACCATCCAAGATGGCTGCTAGACTGGAGAATCAGAGCAGAAGTGTTATTATGACGGAACTTTCTAAAGAAATTAAGTCAAGGTTAACTGAGCTTAGCGATTATAATCCGGAGATATTTAGTAATGAAGAAGACAGTTGATCTTTTCAAAAAAATAGTAAAACAGTCATTGATGCCGTTATCAGATCAAACTGTATCCGAATGGGCTGATAGCTATAGGATGATATCTGGCGAAGCTGCTGCAGAGCCTGGGCGGTGGCGAACAGATCGTGCTCCATATCAAAAAGCCATTATGGATGCTTTTACTGAACCAGGCATAACTAGGGTGGTTGCAAAGACCGCATCTCAGGTTGGAAAGTCCGATATCATGAATAATGTTATTGGTCGGTTCGCGCATCTGGCACCCGCACCGATAATGATGATCCAACCAACTATCGAAACATCACAGGACTATAGTAAATCACGTATAGCGCCGATGATCAGAGATACAAAGGTATTGAGAGATATTTTTAAAGACGTAAAAAGTCGTGATGCCGGCAATACTATTCTTTCTAAACAGTTCCCAGGCGGCAGACTTATCATGGCGGGTGCTAACAGTCCTGCCGGTCTTGCCAGTAAGCCGATAAAAATACTGCTGGCAGACGAAGTTGACCGCTTTCCAAAAAGCGCCGGCACAGAAGGCGACCCGGTCAGCTTGGCTGCAAAACGTATGACTACATTTTGGGATAGCGTAATGGGGCTATTCTCAACACCGACCAATGCTGGAGACAGTCGAATCGAAGATGAATATATAACAGGGACTCAGGAAGAGTGGCAGCATCAATGCCCAAAGTGCAAAGAGTGGCATTTAGTCACACATCGGGATATGCATACTGACTACGACTGTTCTGTTGATAAAAAGGGAACAAGGCAGATTATCGTTAAGTCAGTTATTTGGCGTTGCCCAGATTGCGGGTTTGGGTTTACAGAAACTGAAATGCGGCAGGCCGCACAAAAATATATTGCACAGAACGCTTCGGCTCTCACTAAGGGGGTACGGAGCTTTTTTGTTAACTGTTTTGCATCACCTTGGGTGAACTGGTCAGATGTAATGCAGGAATGGTTGGAAGCACAGGGCGATCCAGAGCGTGAAAAAGTAGTTGTTAATACTCGTTTTGGAGAAGCATATGAGCGCAAAGGAAATTTTGAAAGTCATGAGCAGTTTATGCGCAGGCGTGAAAACTATGGCGCCGAGCTGCCGGAAGGCGTACTGCTTTTAACAGCGGCCGTTGACGTACAAGACAACAGGCTCGAGTATGAGATTTGTGGCTGGGGAATGGCTGAAGAATGTTGGGGAATAAAAAAGGGCACTATTTTGGGCGTACCGGATACACCTAAAGTGTGGGATATGCTGGACGAACAGCTGGATAAGGAATATCGCTTTGCGTCAGGTAAGGGTCTTTTGGTAGCCAGGACGTTTATCGATTCCGGCGGCCACTACACGAAAGAAGTTTATGCGTACTGTAAAAAACGATTTGCAAGGCAGCGTTTTGCTATAAAAGGTTCATCGACACCAGGAGTGCCGTTATTGCATAAGTACGCTAAGGTTAAAACCGTAAGGGGACATACGATACCGCTGGTAATGTTGGGCACAGATAGCGGCAAACAATATGTTATGGATCGGTTATCGATTGAAGAGCCTGGACCTAAATATTTTCATTTTCCGCTTGATAAGAGTGATAGCGTAACTGTACAGCTAACTCGCGGCTACGATGAATTTTATTTTAAAGGCCTTATATCTGAAACAAAAGAGCCTCGTCGGAAAAATGGAGTATTAGTATATCAGTGGGTAAATATAGCTAAAGATAAACGGAATGAGCCTTTGGATCTGCGGGTTTATAACCTCGCATGTATGTTAAGCGTAAATCCAGATTTCGAGGCTTTGGAAAAATTGATCAACAGCCCGAATGCAATCAAAGAACAATCGGTAAAGTCTAAACTGAAAAACAAGCCTAAATGCGGCTACGGCTGCATTAGAAAAAGTGTGAGGGGGGATTATTAGTGGCAAGTACGGTACTTAATGAACGGTTAAAGCAGTATTTATCTGCAGAACAGTCTATTTTGGTAGCAGGGCAAAGCTACAGAATTGGCAATAGAACGCTGACGAGAGCTGATTTATCAGAAATAAGAAAAGAAATAAATGATCTTATTGCTGCAGGAGCGACTACGGATGAGGCAATGTATCCAAGAGGGCATCGAACAAAGCAAGTTATTATGCGGGATTAGGAGGATAGATGATGGTGAAACGTAAAAAAGCAATACCGGCTAAGGCCAGGCATCCTACTGAGGGAAATGAAAATAATAAAAAAATAATAATAGTGAACAGCGGCTATTCAGAAGGCGGCGCCAGTAGGACACGAAGTACTTTACGTGGCTATAATCCCTTGAAATCCAGTACTAAAGCAGATGTCGATGTAAATTTGGTAACTTTACGAAACCGCAGTGCAGATTTAGTATGTAACTCTCCGCTTGGTTCAAGTGCTATTAATACTTCGCGCAGCAATGTTATAGGCGCTGGTCTTAAAGTTTCGCCTAAAATAGATTATAGGTTGCTGGGATTGACTGCAGAGGAAGCTAAAGAGTGGCAGCGTCAGGCGTTTCGTGAATTTAACCTTTGGGCAAACAGCACGGCCTGTGATTTGTATCGAAAAAATAACTTTTTTGATATGCAGGATATTGCATATATGAGCTATCTTGTAGATGGTGACGGGTGGGCGGCGATCAAGTATCGCAGGCCGGTACCTGATAATCCGTATTGTTTAAGAGTACAGCTTTTTGAGGCCAGTAGGGTCTGTAACCCAAACAGTAGTGGATCGTATGGTTCGCCGTCTTATTATGATGTTGAAATGACTAACAATAAAAATGGTAATCGTATTATTAACGGTATAGAAATAGATTCAGACGGAGCTGTTGTGGCCTATTGGATTGCGAACAGAGTACCTTTTGATTTAACAGATCCGGCAGCGCTTTTGAAATGGCAGCGGGTAGAAGCTTTTGGCAGACGCAGCGGCAAGCCAAACATTTTGCAGATATCCCATGAGGAGCGGCCTGAGCAGTATCGAGGCGTCCCGTTATTGGCACCGGTCATCGAAGTGCTAAAACAGGTTAGCCGCTACACCAACGCCGAGCTCACTGCTGCTATCATCAAGTCGTTTTACACCTTGTTTTTTACGACGGATACCAATGGGGACAATCTGGCGGATGTCTTAAATTCGACCTACGGCGGTAACGAAAGCGTATCTCCGGAGGATCTGGCGCATATTGAAGTCGGCCCGGGCACGCTTAATTTATTGCCGCCCGGGGTAGATGTAAAATCGATGGATGCCAGCCGTACGATGTCAACCTTTGAGCCTTTTACGAATATGATGATAAGCCAGATCGGTGCCGCTATTGGAACTCCGGCGGAAGTATTGCTTAGCCGTTTTCAGTCATCCTACTCGGCGGCTCGAGGTGCATTGCTACAGGCGGCTAGCGGATTTAAAACGCGGCGGACCTGGTTTGCACGTGATTTTTGTCAGCCGGTTTATGAGGCGTGGCTGGCGGAAGCGGTTGCTATCGGAAGGATATCGGCGCCTGGTTATGGCACTGACCCTGTAATAACGAAAGCCTGGAGCAATGCCGATTGGTTTGGCCCGGTTATGGGGATGCTGGATCCGGTAAAAGAAGTGACCGGCGCAGCGCTGCGTGTAAAATATGGCTTCTCAACAGGCGAACGTGAGTCGGCAGAACTTACGGGCACTGACTATGACAGCAACATTGACCAAATCGCTATAGAGCAGCGGACGTGGCGCGCTAAAGGATTAGAACCGCCTAAGGCTGATAATACTGGTGGGAATGGAGGTGATAATGATGGGAAAATTTTGGCAGGTGAAGAATGATGTTAGTGGCGACGCTGAAATATTGATCTACGGTCCAATCGCAGCAGAGCGATCCTGGTTTGGTGATGAGGCAACGCCGCAGCAGTTTGCCCAGGATCTTAACGGGCTGGGTGGCAGAGATGTTACCGTACGCATTAACAGCGGCGGCGGTGATGTGTTTGCGGCACATGCTATTCACAATTTGCTCAAAAGCTATAAAGGGCGTGTCACGGCGGTAATTGACGGACTGGCTGCCAGCGCAGCAACGGTTGTAGCCGTGGCGGCAGACAAAATCATTATGCCGTCCAACTCGTTGATGATGATCCACGACCCGGCTATCGGCCTTAGCGGATACTATCCTGCGGCAGAACTGACGAAGTTGGTAGAAGCGCTGGCTACGATCAAAACAAGCATTGTCGCTGCCTATCGTAAGCGTTGTAAGATATCGGACGAAGAAATAGAAACGATGATGTCCAACGAAACATGGATGGGCGCCGCAGAATGTAAGGAAAAAGGTTTTGCTGACGAGATCATCGGAGGAGTTACTGCTGCGTTAAATGGCAATACTTTGGTGATCAATTCAGTGTCTTATGATTTGAACCATTTTGCTAATAGTGAAGCGGTAAAAAATAAATTTAAACAAAGTGAGGTTAGAGATATGCCAAGTGGTAAATTAGAAAAAATTCTTAATGCTTTAGGTTTGCAGGAACTGTTGGAAGATACACAAACAACAGCTAATGCTTGTGGCCAGACTAAAGCAAATAATACGCTTCCGGCGACGGCTGTTGATAATGCCGCAGCGGTGGAAGCCGCAGTGGCCGCAGAGCGTCAACGTGTACTTGATTTAGAAGCACTTGATGATGGTCAAAATGTCGCAATTACCGCGATCATCAATGAGGCTAAGAAAAGTGGAAAAACTGTTGAGGAAGTAAAAAATTATGTAGAAGCAGTAAAAAATATTGCTCCAGTAGAGGTGGTAGCCAATGCTGCGCAAAATGTTGTAGCCGCTATGGTAGCCGACAATAAAAGCTCCGGTGTTGATGGCGTTGCTGCCAATCCTGCGGCCGATGAGGCTGCTGTAAGTGCGGCGGCAGATGCGAAAGCATTGGATAAGATGGCCAAGGTAATGAATAGTAAATTTGGAGGTGCGAAATAATGGAAATGATTTCCAACATGAACGGAACTCATTATGATGAGCTTATTGGTGGTACAGCAGTACCGGTACTTACTAAAAACGTAACTCTGAAAGGTGTTACGGCCAGCTATAAGCGAGGCACATTGTTAGCTTTAGTTGGCGGTAAATATGAGATTGTAGATAACACAGCATCTGAAAGCGGAGCTGATAAAGCGTCTGTGATCCTTGCCAATGACATTGTTTTATCAGGGGCCGACGTTGTTACTACAGTTTATATCAGCGGTCAATTTAATCGTGAAAAACTTATTGTGGCACAAACATCTGATAATGCCACCGCTCATGAAGAAGAACTGCGTGCGGTCAATATCTATTTGACCAGCGTGAAATAAGGAGGATGAAGATAATGCCTATTAATATTGATGATACCAGAACTTTGTTGCAGGCGATTGAGCGCACCAATCCGCCGACTACGACATTGATTGATACTTTTTTCCCTGCGGTTAAAACCTTTTTGACGAATACCGTGGATATGGAATACCGCAAAGGCGGTCGTAGAATGGCGCCGTTTGTTGTACCGGGCAGCAAGGGTGTAAATATGAGCCGTAACGGTTCGCAGATCAGGTCTTATAAAGCCCCGCTGATGCGTCCTAAACGGACTATCGAAGCGTCTGATATTGAGCGTCGTGGTTTTGGGGAAGATATCTACAGCACTCGCACCCCGGCAGAACGTGCTCAAGAATTGCGCGCTTATGACATGGCAGAATTGGTGGATGCCTGCGTCCGTCGTCAGGAGTGGATGGCTGCACAGCTTTTGATCAACGGTGAATATGAATGCAAAGGCTATGCCGACGATGGTGAAACTGTTGTTGTTGATACGATTACATTTTCTGAATTTGACAATAAAACAACTCTGTCCGGATCGGACACATGGGATAATGCTTCTGCTAAAATTTATGATGTCATGGGTGACGCATCTCAGAAGATCCGCCGCAACGCAGGTATGATCCCTACAGTGGCCCTGTGTTCACAGAATGTAGTATCCTACCTGCTCAATAACGAACAGCTTTATAAATATTTGTTGGTGCCCAGCCGTGAAAATTTAGCACTGATGAGCATTCAGCCGAAGCTGGTAAGACCGGAATTGCTGCGAGTTGGTTATATTGAATCACTTAATCTGGAAATCTACGCTTATGATGGCGTGTACGAGGGTGACGATGGCAACCTTGCCCAGTATATCCCTGATAATCATATGATTATTGGTGTGCCCGGTCGTGGTAAACGTCTCTTTGGCGCAGTAACGCAGCTTGAAGACGACAAACAATTCCGTACTTATGAAGGCGCATACATTCCGAAAGTTACCGGTAATACTGAAAGCGATACGACTACTCTGGCTATGTCCAGCCGCTGTGTGGTATGTCCGGAGTTTTTGGATGATTGGGCGACCTTGAAAGTAAAATAAGGAGGTTTGTAAATGCAACAAGTATTGATAAAGAAATTTACTTTGCTACGCAATGGCGTCGAGTATAAGGCAGGAACGATCCTCGAGCTGCCGGAAGCTGAAGCGAATGCGCTGGTAGCAGGTGCGCCGAAAGAATTTGAAAAAGTTTCGGTGGGAGTTGTAGTTAACTCGACTACAAGTGCAAAAAAAGCAGAAAGAACATTGAAAGATTTTACCAACACCGAACTGAAAGCTTTATGCGAAGAAAGAGGCTTAGAAGTGCCTAAGGCAGCTAATAAAGCAAAGCTTTTAGAACTGCTGGAGGGTGCGGCCGATCAGCAAGATGAGACCGATGGTGATAGCCTGCCTCCGGTCAATGCCGCAGCTACAGTAAAATGAAAACCTTTCGTGAGCAGATAGCCGCAGATAATACTGCGGCTTTTATTAACTCGTTAGAATTTGCCGATAAACATAACTTGAATGGTACCGAATGCAGCGCCATCCTGCAAGACATTTCTGTTGCAGAGGGGTTATCTACGTGGACTGGATCCAGTCAAACTTATCCTGGTATTTATGGCAGTCGGTTACAGGTAAATTGCTTGGCAGAAGCTTTGCCTGAGCTTCCTGTATATGGACAGCTTTTCGGCGTCAATGATAAGCAGTATCTGGTTGAGAGCTGTGCTGATGACATGGGAATTTTGACTATCCAATTGGTGGCGAATGACAGATGATTAAAATTGAATTTGATGACAAAACATTAGAAATAGCGCAAAACCTTTTTGCAGAGTGCCCGGAGCAAGTTAAGTACGCAGCATCAAGAGCGATTAATAGAACGGCTACGGCTGTACGAGCAGAATTATCGGGGTTAATAATTGAAAAATATGATATATCTTCTGCTAATGTAAAAAAAGCTATAACAATAAAACGTTCTATGCGTAAAGTTTTACGCGGTGTAGTCGGAACGGTGGGTAGGATGCTACCCATAACATATTTCAATTTAAGCCCAAAACCTAAAAATATTATTTCTGCATTGCGCGCAGGAGAAAAAATTGCAAAAGCAGGACCTATGAGAGTACGAGTAATACGTGCTGGAGGGTTTAAGAATGTTCCCGGATTATTTGTACAACAATCATCTCGTAGCAATTACGCTGGACCTATGCTCAGGTATTTGAAAACAAGATATCCGTTGGACATCCCATATGGCCCGAGCATCCCACAGATGGCGGGGAATAAAGACGTGCTGGAAGATTTAGCACCATTTGCAGAGAAGGTGTTGAATCGAAGATTTTTACATGAAGTTTCATATCGTTATGGAAAATTTGGAGGACGTTAATGACACAAGTCGAATTGATGGAAAATTTGGCAGCGTTTCTAAAAAATGTTGTCCTGGAATATGAATCGCAGCAATCTGACGGGACTTATTCTCCGATAAATGTTTATCCCGGATACCTGCCGGTGAAAACGAATGCCAAAGAAAGTGAATCATGTATGTACGTGCTGGTTCTTGAGTGCGAAGATGGCGAGGAGCAGAGTGCGGCCAAGGTCGAAATCGGGTTCAGTATTGTCGATGGCGATACTGCCGAAGGATGGCGCAGCTTGTTTAATTTAATGGAGCACGTACGTCAGGCTTTGCTGAAAAAACGCACTATTGCTAATAAGCATAGGCTCATCTTGCCTATCAAATCTAAGGTGGCAGATGAGCAGCCTTTCCCGCAGTGGCAGGGCTTAATGACAGTTAGTTACACACTGGGCAAGCCAGTAGAGGAGGAAATAAATTATGGCTATTAACAAAAAAAGCAGTCAGACCACTAAGCCTGAACGCTTGATTTATGTAGGCCCGTCTTACAAAAACGGAAAGTTATTGAAATATCAGGTATTCATTGGCGGGTTACCAACTCATATTGATGATGTATTTGAAAAGTGTCCGCAAATTAAAAAACTGTTTGTAGCTGTTTCAGAATTGCCAGAAGCTGAAAGGGCTATTGCAAAAGCGGGAACACCTATGAATAAATATTACCAAGCTGCTGTTTTGGCAGAAAAGGAGGAATAACATATGGCATATAAGCATGGCGTATATACATCTGAGGTGCCAACATCTATTGTTCCGGCAGTAAATTCTACTGCTGGGTTACCAGTTGTTTTTGGTACGGCTCCAATTCATTTGGCAAGTAACAGAGCAGAGGTTAATAAACCTATTTTGTGCTATACATATGCAGAAGCGGTAGCAGCTATGGGATACAGTGAAGATTGGGAGAAATACACTCTTTGCGAAACTATTTATAGCCAATATTCGCTTTATGCAGTTTCACCGACAGTTTTTGTTAATGTTTTAGATCCCAAAAAACATAAAGCGCTGGTCAGTGATAAAGAGGTTCAGTTCAACAGTGAAAAAACTGTGATTGTAAATGATCCAGTGTTACTTGAAACATTGAAAGTAAAAAAAGCATCTGCCGGACAACCGTTGACGGAAGGCGTTGACTATGAAGCTGCTTTTGACAGTGATGGGAATTTAGTAATTACTGCATTAAGTGGCGGACAGCTTACAGACAGTGCTTTTTTGGACTATGAAAAAATTGATCCCTCAGCCGTGGATAAGGATGACATTATTGGTGGTATTGATATCAGTACGGGCGCATACACAGGTCTTGAGAATCTTTCAAAAGTATTTCCTCTGTATCGTTTAGTACCTGGTATGGTGCTTGCTCCTGGTTGGGCACATGATCCAGAAGTAGCAGCTGTTATGACTGCCAAAGCAAGTACTATTAACGGTTTGTTTAAAGCTTCTGTTTTGGTAGATGTTTCGGCTGACACAGTAAGAAAATATACCGATGTTCCGGCTTGGAAAAATAATAACAATTATGTTGGAGTAGATCAAATAGTCTGCTGGCCAATGGTAAAACTTGGCGATAAGAAATACCATCTTTCTACTGCGGTAATGGGTGCGATGGGCGTTTTGGATGCAAAAAATGATGATATTCCCTATGAAAGTCCTTCAAATAAAAATATACAAATGGATGGTTTATGTTTGTCTGATGGAACTGAAGTGGTTTTGGATCTGGAACAAGCTAATTATCTTAATGGGCAGGGTGTAGTTACTGCTCTGAATTTTATCGGTGGGTGGAAGTTGTGGGGGAATCGTACTGGTTGTTATCCTGCAAATACAGATGTAAAAGATAATTTTATTTGTTTACGGCGTATGTTTAATTGGCATGCACAGACATTTATTCAAAGTTATTGGTCTAAAGTAGATAACCCGATGAACAAACGACTTATTGATCTTGTCGTGGATAGCGAAAATATTCGCATTAATGGATTTGTTTCAAGAGGGTTCTTGCTTGGTGGAAGAATTGAATATTTGAAAGAGGAGAATCCAACAACAGATCAGATGGACGGTATTGTAAGATTCCATACTTATTTTACGCCGCCGGTGCCGGCACGTGTAATTGAAAATACGATCGAGTTTGATACGTCTTATCTTGAGACTTTGTTTGGTTAATGAGGAGGATGAAAGATGAGTAATAATGTTGTTCCGGAAAAGCTAATTAACTTTAGAGCCTATAATGACGGAAATGATCTTCTTGGCGTAACTGATGTCCAGCTACCGTCTTTGGATGCAATGACCGAAACAGTAAAGGGTGCTGGTATTGCCGGTGAGGTAGACAGTCCTGTTTTAGGGCACTTTGGAAGTATGGAAACTGTACTTAACTGGCGTACTATTTCTAAACCTGGAATGAACCTGGCATCTCAAAAGGGGGTTAGCTTAGACCTGCGCGGCGCGCAGCAGTTTTACGACCCTGAAAAAAGTGAGTACGTCGTAAAGGCTGTAAAATGCGTGATCCGCGGCGTGCCGAAAAAAACCGAACTCGGCAAATTAGACGTTGGAACGACTACCGGCTCCAGCAACACCATTGAAACTAATTATATTAAAGTGATTATTGCTGGCGAAACCGTGCTGGAAGTTGATAAATATAATTATATTTCTAATATTGGCGGTACTGACTATCTTGCTGATGTCCGAGAGGCGTTGGGCTTGAATTAAAAATAAATAAAGAGGTGGCCGCAGAGTGGCACCCCTTTTAAAATTTGGAGGTAAATAATGAAAGTAAAATTAGAAAAAGCTTTGATTACGACCGGCGGAGAAGTAAAAGAAGTCGAGTTTGATTTTAATAAATTAAAGGGTAGCGATTTGATTGCAGCCGAGAAAGAAGTAAGAGCAATGGGCGATCAAACCCCGTCTGTATTTCTATCTATGAACTTTCAGGCTATTGTTGCAGCCAAGCTGATAGGTGTACCGGTAGATGACATATTAGATTTGCCTGCAACCGATTTTAGGAATATCGTTTTCCCGGTGGCTAATTTTTTGCTCAGTTAGGATTTCGGAATATACGAGAAATAAAAGAACTTGCGGTAAATATGGCAATGCTGTCCTATACACCGGTTAGCTACTATATCGATATAGATCTTGATTTAATGCTGGATTATGCTGAAATTATTGCAGAAAAAAATAGCTCCCGATAATGGGAGCTATTTTAAGATAATTTTTTGTTTTGGTTGAGGTTTTCGTAGAACTGATAAAAGCAGTACCCCGATAAAGCTAACAGGCCTACGATAGAGACTACTATAACAGAAGCGTTGGTGGTATTGTCACTGATATAAAAAAGTAATAATGAAACAATAAACACCGCTAAAAGTTTGAAAAACTGTTTTTGGTTAATTGTTAGTGGTTTAATATTAGATTTTGCTTTAGCAATGGCCATCTCTTTAGATACATCTTTGAAAAAGTAATATATGAACCCACCAATAAAAACTACAATGGTTATTATTAACCACAGTAACAGGCCAAAAATTATCATCATAGCTAAAAAGCTCAGCATAAAATCACATCCTTATATAAATATTATAGCATTTTTGCAGGAAGGAGGGCAATAATGGCAGGAAAAGAATTTGCGTTTGGATTTGTTATTTCAGCAACTTTACAAGGCGGCTTCAAAGCGTCGTTTTCCAGCGCCGGAAATGAAGTCACTAAACTTAATAAAAGCGTATCGGAATATAATAAAACCTATAAAATGCTTACTTCTGCGCAGAAAAAAGGCATTATCACGGAAGGGGCATATGCTAATGCTCTTGCCAAGCTTAATCCTAAATACGAAAGTTTGATCACAAAGCAACAACAGTATTTGTCTATGCAAGGGAAGATCAATAAAACAAAATCAAATATGTCAGGATACGGTAAAAAGGCACTTGCTGCAGGCGGTTTTGCTTATGGATTAATAAATCTTACTAAAGATGCAGTTAATTTTGAAAGCTCTATGGCAGACGTCAGAAAAGTTGTTGACTTTGATACTCCGCAGCAATTTAAAAAAATGAGTAAAGATATTTTAGACCTGTCAACTAAAATACCAATGACAGCAGATGGTTTGGCCGCAATCGTAGCTGCAGGCGGGCAATCTGGAATTAATAAATCTGATTTACTGCCGTTCGCCGAATCGGCAGCAAAAATGGGCGTAGCATTCGATATTACAGCTGA